GAAAACAAAAGATAAATCTATAGCTTATTTTAAAGATACCAAAAACGGTGCCGACAAATGGTGGAATAAACTAGGTAAAAAAATAGGAGATAAGTCCAAAGACAGTTATAACGGGGCTAAGAAATGGCTTGGAAAAACTAAGGATAAATCAATTTCTTACTTTAAAGATACCAAAAATGGTGCCGATAAATGGTGGAATAAAATTGGTAGTAAGATATCTGGAAAATCAAAAGATAGCTACAATGGGGCTAAAAAATGGTTTGGCAAAATGAAGGATTCAACTGGTGATAGACTATCTGACATGTGGGGTAAAGCTAAAGATATTTTTGGTAAAATCGCCGGCGAAGGCGAAGACAAATCTAAGAAAACACATGGAAGTTGGAAAGGTTGGTTAGGTAAAACACTAGATTGGATTAAGAATATCAAGAAAGATTTTGGAAAAGCTGCATCAGATTTAGGTAAATCAGTTGCGAACAAAGCGATTGATGGACTAAATGGAATGATTGGCGGTATTAACAAAATTTCCAAAGCAATAACTGATAAGACTTTAATCAAACCTATCACACCTCTATCAACTGGTACTTATAATGGTGCATCTGTTGCTACTGACAGTGAAGGCGGTTTAAAACAATCAACACTTGCAGTAGTTAATGATAAAGGCTCAGGTAACGCGCCAGGTGGTGGAGTACAAGAAGTTATTGAAAAAGCTGATGGCTCTTTACATGCTCCACAAGGCAGAAATGTAGTAGTTTCATTAGATCCTGGCGATAAAGTTCATAATGCTACAGATACTGAACGTTATCAAGACATGGGTGTGCTTCCAAAGTTCAGCACTGGAACTAAGAAAAAGAAAAAAGACGACCCTCTAGAATATCTTAAAGAAGAAGCTGGTGGAGTAATTAAAGGGACAGGAAAGAAAATATCTGACGGTTACCATAGTACCAAAGAAGCATCAAAAGATGCCTTTGACACTATAAAAAAAGGCGGAAGCAAAGTCTTAGAAAAAGGTAAGGATGCTGCTAGTTGGCTAGGAGATAAGATTGGTGATGCTTGGGACTACGTTAAGAATCCTGGAAAATTAGTAGAAAAGATGATTGGACATATTAGTTTTGGTAAAGAAAACAAAACTATGGAGATGGCAGGATTAGCGTTTAAACATCTTAAAAAATCATTAGTAGAAAAAGTGAAGTCATGGTTTGAAGAGGCAGAAGGTGGCGATGGAGATGCTGCTTGGTTACCTTGGAATAATATACTACAAACATTCGGTCATTATACAGGTGGACTTATGTTCAATGGTGGACGACACTACGGTATTGACTTTGGTATGCCAACAGGTACAAAAATAAGAGCATTAACAGCAGGTAAGATATCACAAGCGGGACCAGTTGCAGGCGGCGGTGGTAATCAAATTACACTAGATGAGCCTGGCGGTAAGTGGTTCCAATGGTATATGCATATGAATAAAATCATTGCTAAAAAAGGTCAAAGAGTAAGTGCTGGTGATGTAATAGGTCTATCTGGTAGCACTGGTAATTCAACAACACCTCACTTACACATACAGCGTATGAAAGGCTACCCTTCTAATGATACAGCAGTCAATCCGTATAAATGGTTGAAGTCTCTTAAAGGCTCAAGCCAAAACAAAAAAGCATCAGCTTGGTCGGACGATATTAAAAGAGCTGCTAAGCTAATGAATGTCACATTACAAGGTAACGACTTAAAAAATATTATCTCTCTTATTCAGCATGAATCAGGAGGTAATGCAGGAGTCACACAAGGTAATATTGGAGATATTAATAACCTTCGTGGTACTCCAGCACAAGGTTTACTACAGTATGTACCAAGTACTTTCAAGTCATACGCTATGAAAGGTCATACTAATATTAAATCTGGTTATGATCAATTGCTTGCTTTCTTTAACAATAAATATTGGCGTTCTCAATTTAATCCATTGGGTGGCTGGTCTCCATCGGGACCAAGAAAATATGAAAATGGTGGTATGATTACTAAACATCAATTAGCTGAAATTGGAGAAGGTAATAAAGCAGAAATGGTCATACCTTTAACAAAACGTAACAGAGCAGTTCAACTTATTGAACAAGCAATGAAATATGTTGGCATAGATACTAGCAACACTAATGTTACAGTTAATAATGATAATTCAACTGTTGAGAAATTATTAAAACAACTTGTTAGAGTGAATGACCAAAATAATAAACTTACACAAACAATTATTAGTTTATTAAGTAACCAAAAGCAAGGGTCTCCTAAAGACGCAGCAAACATTATTTCACAAATATTAGGAGAGAATATGCGCATGGCTAGTTATAGTCAAGGAGGTTAAGAATTGTGGAAGATAGATGGTTAAAAATCATAGATAATAATGGAATGACAAATGTGAATGACTACATTAGTAACTTTATATTTTTAGAAGCAAAGTCGTCATACCCAACATCAGTAGAAGACGGTATAACGATTAAGGGTGTAGATGGTGAGCTACCTAGTGTAGCTTCATTCTCGCCTTTTTCTTTGGTTGTTAAATTTGGTCTTGATGGTATGGATGAAAAAGATATTAACCTAATGGAACAGATGCTTAGAAATCTGTTTTATCGAAGAAAACCTTACTATGTAGTAACTTCAGATAATCCAGGTAAAAAGTTTTTAGTTAACAATCCTGATATGAATCCAGATTATGCGGATTTTTCAGCAACACGATTTGATATGACGTTTACTGTTAAAAAAGGTTATTCAGAATCACTTAAAGAAACTGATCAATTTAGTTTATTTAGTGGAGATTGGCAATTTGAAGGTGGCGTGTTAGCTTATGAAGATATTAAGTACAAGCATGATACAACAAGTTTCAATATTTACAATGGTTCCTCTGATGTAATCAATCCATTGCTAAGACATAAGTTCAAATTATTAATTAATATAGATGCGCCAAAAGGTTTCAAGATAATAAATAAAACAACGGGTGACGTATTCGAGTATAAGAAAGCTATTAAAAACAATCAAAGGCTAACTATAAATGGTGTACATCCTTTTATAAATAACAAACGTGTGGGGATTGATACTAATTGGCAGTGGCTCACATTGAATAAAGGTTTTAACGAAATTGAAATTACAGGCGAGAATATTAGTAATGTATCGACCCAATGGATATTCCCGTTCATATATAGGTAGGTGAATAAATTGAGAGATATGGTTTTAAAGAATAGAAAGGGTACATTTGGAGAAATACTTGTAGATTATGACTTCGGTTCTTGGAAACTTAATTATGAAAAGAATAATGAACGCTCAATTGACTTCACTATTTATAAAACCTATTCAAATTCTGATTTGTTCGATGCTTTGCTTAATGAAATGTTGTTACTTTGGGAAGGTCAAGAATATGTTATCAAATCGACTTCTATTAAATATGATGGTGCAGTTGTATCTAACGATGTGACTGCTAAACATATTTTTATGGAGTTTCAAAATCATTATATTCAAAAAGATTTAGAAAATGAAGAAATGAACAATGAAGAAACTACAGATGAAGATAATAAACCCACAATGACAATAGAACAATACCTTGAATTTGGTTTTAAAGGTAACAAACTTGGATTCACTTATGAAATAAGAGGTAAATTCACTAATCGTGTTGCGATTGATGAATTAGGTAATAAAAATGGTATGGAATTTCTAACGGAAGGCGTAGAATTATTTAATTATATTTACTTTGCCGACAATAAGAAAATTTACATCTATGATGAAGAAACATTTTATCAAATGGCAGATATACCATTGATCTACAAATATAATTCAAGTGAAGTACAAGCTACAACGACTACAACGGATTTAAAAACGATTGGTAAAGGTTATGGTAAAAAGAAAACAAAAGCAGAAACTAAAAATTATAATCCTATAAAACCGAAGGATTTAAATTACTCTGGTTCGTTTATCAAGGACGGTACTTGGCGTACAGAAAAAGTAGGGGCAAGTTATAGCAAGACATTTGAGTGTAAACATGGTAATGAAACGCTTGAATGGACATTAAAGAAAATGTCTAAAGGTGGCGTGCTTGATGTTTATTTAGATGATGAAAAAGTAGATACCTACGAATGCTATAACAAAAATTCAACGACTGAAAAAATTGTTATAAAAAAAGGTTTGTCTAGAGGTGAACACACTTTCAAAGCAGTGTTTAAAGGTGCTAAAAAAGGTGTTGATTATAAAAAGTCAGAACCTTGCATGTATGTTGCTACAGAGAAATCGACAGTACTTAATCTTACTGCAGTTCTTAAGGGTTCAGATATGTATAGCGCATATGTTGAATATAAATCACCTAATTATGATGTGTTTGGTCATGCTGAAGCGCCTACAGTTTTTGACGATAAGGCGTTAAACAAAGATGAAGTGTTAGAGAGCGTAAAAAGTCAATTACAAGATGAACCGACAGTTGAAGTTTCTACAAATTATTTAGGTTCTGTGGAAGATAAACATTATATAGGTGAGAATGATATTAAAGAGAATTACATGATTCATTTTATTCATCAACCTTTAGGTTATGATATCGATTTGAAAGTAGTGAAGTTAACAATGTCTCATCCTATAGTTAACGAACCAGTAGAAGTAGATTTCAGCAACTCACCAACAGATATAATTAAAATACAACAAGGTATCAGTAGGAATATTAAAAAAATGAATAATTTAGTTAAAGGCGGGTCACTTGGTGGTTCGTCTTTTTCTATGCCTCGATTAGCGTCAGATTCAATAGGGAGTGTGTTAGTGGATGAATGAACCAACTGAAATTAAATATCCATTAGATGAAAACGGCGAAACTTATTTTGCAGGTACCCATGCTGATGCTATTAGTAATCCAGGCAAAATTTTAAAGAATTTAGTTGATTATGGTGGATGGACTAAATTCGCACCCGTCAATGGTAAAGCTAATACAGAATTTAAAGCAACTGGAGAAAATGGCTTTGATTGTTCCTATAGGGTTATAGAAGTTTTAGACATCAAAATTAAAACAGTTCAACTTAATCTATCTAAAATTACTAATAACATGCTTATTCATAATTTACCAGAAGGATTAGCGAAACAATCACAATCGTGGTTAATCAGAACAGCGGGAACGAGACACCCTGCAACAGTATCTTTAAGACCAAACGGTAGGTTAACAGTAGTTATAAATCCCGATGATCGTAGCGATTGGAAAGATACAGATTATATTTATGGTTCTTATACATGGATAGAGAAGGAGAATGAATAAATGAATATTAATTTAATAAAAGATTTAAATATTGCAATCGGACAAGATTTAAGAGGGCAATTAATTAGTAATTTTTATGCAATACAAAAATACTATAATCATTATCAAGATGAGTTTAAACAACACCAAACAACACAAAAGAACGCTCATAAAGCAAATCAAATAACTTTTGGTAAATGGAATTTAGATGATGAAGTGACGTATAGAGGAGCGCAAACATCAAATTTAGTATTGGGTGCTATCGGTGATGAAACACAAGAGTTAAGGGATAGTAGGATATCAGTGATTGGAGATAAAAAAGCTTTCCCTACTTTATCAGAGAGACTGAAAAATGATTTATTAAATATTAATGAAATCGCTGAAGATGCCCGAGATAAAGTAGAAACACTACAATCTGATAAAGCGCCAAACAAAGCAACATATAAAAAAGAAATATGGAGACAGTTACCTCTTAAATTTCCAGACTATGAGGATATCGTAGTGTTAACGGGTAACACATATATTTTCCCACAATCCTTTGCAATAGATGAGCAACGTCGAGAAATATTCGTGAACTATTCGGGCGGTCCAGTCATTGAAGATAACAGACGTTGGATAGCTGCATGGGATATGGACACGTTGGAATATAAAAGTGTCTTTTCTGCAGGTAATGCAGGTGGTGAGGGCACAGTTATTAAATATGAAAATGGGAAACGTTACATGTATGTTAAAACGCGAAATCATGTGCTAGGTCGTTTTGATTTAGATAAAACACCCGAAAGAATGGCGCAATTAAAACCTTTAACTGAACATGACGTTAATGTTGAGTGGCAGTTTAACTATAATAGTGGTATTTGGTATGTAACGACGCCTACAGCATCTACTGGTGCTAAAGTTACTAAGACTGTATTCGAAATGTATAATGATGATTTTGAACGTGTAGGCACGGTTGCTTTTGATATTACTGATGGTGGTTTCTTTAACACAGACTATGCAAAAAAATTACCAAAACGCCAAGGTTTTGCAGTTGGCAACGGAAAAGTTTATTTCAATATGGGCGGCAATGTTAAAAAAGGAGACCCAAATTATTTAGGTTATCAAGGTAATAAAAAATTCAGTAACAACGGAACATTACTTGATGAATCATTGATATCAGGACAAGGTTTTATTGATGTGTTAGAAGATAATGGCATTGGTTGCGATATTATCGAATCTGAAGGTATTCAAATAGGGCAAGATGGTTCTATTTACACACTAACGGTACATCAAAGTAGACATATGGCATCATCAGACAAGGAAGGGATTATTATTTTTAAAGATGAATCAACAAGTCCAGATGCAATTGATTTCAGTCGTGCATCAGCAACAACACCATCAATGAACACAGCAAACTATGCAAATAGAAGTTTCCCCCGTTCTACAGATGGAGACATGTTCGACCCATTAAGTGGTACAAAGTTAGACACAATGCAAAAAATACTTGATTTCATGAGTAATACAGACTTTCCTAGATTTGAATTTTATACCTCAGCAGTTGAAGTTAAAGATCTTGATGGTAAATCATTTGAACCTACAAGAAAGATTGTTATTGAAAATGCTAATAACAAAACATTTGTTATGACTCTACAGGGCAATACAACAGCTTATACACATCAAAAATTCTACTATTGGCATTCAAATGATAAAGTTTGGAAAAACTATGATATGAAATATGGTTATCCTAGAGAAGATTTACCACTTGCAAGTGGGGTTGAATCATTCTATACAATGGCGCCATATATGAAAATTCTACCAGATGGTACAAAAATCATAGATGGTCAAGTTGACGGTGTGAGTAAATCTTTACCAGCTCGTATTGCAACATTACCACCAGAATACAGACCGAGAGTTAATAAACAATTTATTTGTGCATTATCTTCATCAAGTTATGGTGGATACGGCATCATAAAAATAAATGCTTCAACAGGTCATATAGAAGTGACATATACAACACAATCCGTAAGCTATATCAGCTTAAGTGGTATTTCGTACGATATATAGGAGGAATCAAACAATATGACGATGGATAAAGTAGCAAAAACAAATTTAGATGTCACAGCTTATTATCGCGACTTGAAAAAGCTAAATGTTGAATTCTACAACCAAGATATAAATACATCTAAATTGAAGTTTCAAATAACAAGAAATAAGCAACCAATGTTGTTAAGTGATATTAACGTTAATTCTCAAATCATTCTAGTTACATCTGATGGTAGTAAGAAAGTGGATAATCTGACATTTGAAGATGAAATGAACGGCGTTTTATCTTATACATTACCTAACGATGTTTTAGCACATGTGGGAGATGTGACAGGGGAGATATTTATTAATAGAAAAGGTTCTGATGACACCATTGTTGTTAGGACCTTTAAATTTTCTATTAAAGATGCCTTAGTTAATACCATATCAGCTGATACAAAATTAAGTTACATTAGAAAATTTGATGATTTAGAAGTTTTGATTAAAGAGCGTGTTTCAGAGATTCAAGAGTCAATTAAAAATCTTGATGATTATGTTACAAAAGTTAATAACGCTAAAGAAGACGCGTTACAAGCTATTGGTCTATCTAAAGATGAAGTGGAACTGATTATTGAAAATGGTAAAAGTGAAATTGAAGGCTTATTAACTAACGATACTTTTTTAAAAGTCGAAGATTTCGACCAGTACAAAACCAATATTGATAATCAAATGAAAGATTTTAAAGATAATTTAGAAGAAAAAATCGAAGCTAAAGTCACTAAAGAAGATTATGAAAAAGAAGTAAATGATTTAACAAACCAAATCAAAACTTATAAAGAAACTCACCATGATACAGGTTGGGTACCGTTTAACATTATTAATGGTGGGAGAACAAATCCGGCATACGGATATGATGGAGAGCGTAACGGCTTTGGGTGTTCTTATAGAGTTGTTACTCAAGGCGATGTTACAACTAAGTATTTAAGAGTGAATGCGGATAGTGTATCTCACAATCAAATTATAGCGCAACTCCCTGAAGGTTTCGCTAAATACGTTGAAGTCGGATATATAAGAGCGCCATTAAAACACAATGGTACGAGTATTATTATCGAAACTAATGGCGAAGTAAAATTATATGTGGCTAATGAAGACGAGTGGGAAAATAGTGATAGTAAATATATATATGGCGAAATTAGTTGGATAGACTAGGAGTGAAACAATGTTTAAACAAGTATTTTTATATGATGGTACACCTTATTTAGCTTATGAAAACGAGAACGGTAAATATCAATACCCTAACGAAGATTTCACAGAAACAGCACCACCTGAGGGTATTTATAGTCCATTTGAATTTGATGGGAACGAATGGATTGGTGCTACAAAAGAAGAATGGGAAGCAAATAATCCAAATAATGCTTATGAGCCAACAAATAATGAGTTACAAATTGCTAATACCCAAATGCAAGTAACTAAGATAGCCTCACAGCTTATTAAATCTCAAAAAGAGCAAGCAGGCGCAACACAAGAATTAACTAAAAAAGAACAACGATTACAAGAAGCAGAGTTAGAACAAGCTAACGCAATGCTTGAAATTGCAAAATTGAAAGGGAGTAATTAATATGTATCCAGGATTCGAATCTATCAAATATTTTTATGACATTAATTGTTACACAAATGAGGATATTCAAACTTATGTAACATTAGATGCCATAGATGAAAAGCAATATGAAGAAATTACAGGTGAGGAATATCCAGAGTCACAGGCTGAATAGCTTGTGACTTTTATTATATAGAAAGTAGGTGGAACATTGGGGGAAATTAAGTTGAAAATTACTGAAACAGACGCTTTCCACACATTTATATATGCAGGTGATATGTACTTACTATATTTTTTGATAGTACTCATGTTTATAGATATTTGTACAGGTATAGGCAAAGCATTTAAGAACAAAAATTTGTGGAGTAGAAAATCGTTATTTGGTTTTTCTAGAAAAATCTATATCTTCTTTATTGTTATTTTAGCTAATATTATAGACCAAGTTTTAGGGTTGAATGGCGGTTTACTTGTGTTAACGCTTTTCTTTTATATCGCAAATGAAGGTTTAAGCATCGTAGAGAACTGTGCAGAGTTAGGTGTACCGATACCAAAAGAAATTGCTGAAAAATTGAACGTTATTAAATCAACTAAAGAAGACGTTAAAAATAACATTAAAGAAGATTTTAAAAATGAATCAAAAGATAAAGACAAAGACGAGTCATCACATAAGTGATGGCTTTTTATATTAATTAGGAGGAATTAGAAATGGAACAAATTATCGCATTTGCTGGGATTATCTCAGTTATCACAATCGCATTAACGGAAGTTGTTAAAAGAACGAAGACAATACCTAAGAACTTTATACCAATTGTTTCAATGGTAATCGGAATAGTTATAGGTGGCATCACTATATTCATACCAGAAATTGTAAGTGAATTGTCTGTCGCAGGTCGACTACTCGCAGGATTAATAAGTGGCCTTATGGCAACAGGTATTTGGGAAACGTTCAAGAATAAGAATGGTAAAAATCCGAATAAACTCGGTGGAGGAGCCGAAGCAAAACAACCTAAAAAATAAAACTAATTAAGTCGACTTAACGGTCGGCTTTTTATTATGGAGGTATTTTTAAATGAAAAAACAAGAAGCCGTTAACTGGGCAGTAAAAAACATCGGTAAAAGTTTAACAGCTGGACAATCAAATGGGGCTCAATGTGCAACGTTTATCATAGAATTCTTAAAAGAACATTTCGATGTACACCCAACGGGTAATGCAGTTGATTTTATTGATTATAAATATCCTAAAGGATTCCAAGTCATTAAAAACACGAAAAAATTCATTCCCCAAAAAGGAGATATTTTTGTATTAGATGATGGAAGCTATGGACATACAGGCATGATTACTAATGCGAATCAATACTTATTTGATAGTATTGACCAAAATTGGTATAACGCTTCAAAAAATGGAAGTCCTGCAGCATTTATTCAAGATCATGTGTATGATGATTTTGTAGGTGTCATTCGCCCACCATATAAAGATGCAGAAAAAGGCGTTACTACAGAATCAACAAAAATTGAAACAATCAATCATTCTATTAATTATACAATGAATGAGCGTGTAGGTTCTATTGATGGTTTGGTTATTCACAATACAGCTGACAGTATTTCAGCAAAAGAGCAGTATAATCGTTTAAGTAATACGTCTGTGGCTCGTTATGAGGGAGGCGTTGCTCATTATTATGGAGATAGAAAGACAATGTGGCGAGCGATTGATACATTTCGTATCGCGTGGCACGTGGCTGATAGTTATGGTAATGGTCATTATTTAGGTTATGAAGTTTGTGATTCAATGAGTGCTAGCAATAAAGACTTTGTGAAAAACGAACAAGCTATATTTAAGCAAGCGGCAATTGATATGTTGTATTATGGTTTAAAACCTAATAGAAAAACAGTGAAGCTACACAATCAATTTGTAGCGACTGCCTGTCCACATAGAAGTATGGCATTACATGTTGATTTTGACCCTATTATTAATGGTGCACCTTCGACAGCAAAGCAACATGATATGCAAGATTTCTTCATTAAAGAAATCACTAAATATTATAAAAATCCAACTTTAGATGTTGGTGTACCAGATAATGTTACAGATGGCGTTACGATACCTACTGATGAACAAAAGAAAAACCCAGTCAAAGATAAAGGTAAAAAAGTCGGTAATAAATGGCGTAGAAATCAACATAATATTTTGTGGAAACCTGAAAAAGGAACATTTACAGCAACAACTAATATCTACACTAGATATAATGGACCATGGACAGGTTGGGAAATTGCAGGCATGTTATATGCTGGCCAATCCGTCAATTATGATGAGGTATATGATTTTGACGGTTACATTTGGATTTCATGGGATACTGACAGTGGTTATCGTGTGTATATGCCTATTGGTGATTCAAATGGCAATGGCAATCGTGTTGGTGACGCATGGGGTGATTTCACAAACAGATAAAGTTGTATTTGATGTAAGTTTTGATGTAGCTAATTATTCAGATAAAGTTGTTCAAGTTCAATCAGGTATGTTTGGGACTAAAACTGATAAAATTAAATTAGATTAATCATTACAGGCAGGTGCTCATCGAGTGCTTGCCTATTTTTTTATTTAATAAAAAACGAATCAATATATAATCGATATTTTTATGTAAAAAATAAAAACATATCAAAAATAATGTTTTTAAAATTTAATTATGGGTAAAAATATATATAAAATGAATGATATTAGGAGTTGGTGAAAATTATTGTTACAAATAAAATCCCTGAAATAGAGAATAATTTTGATGGTGATATAAATCCTTACGCTAAAGAAATTCAGCAATCTATGGTCGAATGGGCAAATGAAATTGGTATATTGGATAGTAATAATACCAATAAATATAAAAGCCAAAAAATAGCATATCTAGCGTCTCATTCCCAACCTTATGATAGTTCTGAAAATGTTAGATTAACGTCTGATTACCTTTTATTATTTTGTATGCTAGATGATTATAGTGAAAATGTAAAAGACCCTATTCAATTTAAAGAATATTCAAACAGAATCATTGACGTGCTTAGAGGGAATGTTATTTATATAGAGGACCAATTTCTTAATGGATGGAAGGATTGGTGGCAACGTGTACAAGCAGTAACACCTATAGAATTCCATTATTTATTAATAAAAAATATTAAAGATTGTTTTGAAGCTATGGCATGGGAAATAAATAACCAAATAAAAAATGAAATTCCTA